GGGCACAGGCGGCGTCACCGCATTTCCGCAGCGGGCAACCTGCTTGCTTTTGCTGTATGGATGTCCGTCTGCGTCGTGGTCAATCACATAGTCGCGCGAGAAGCCCTGCGCATTGAACAACTCGCGCGGCTGCAGCATACGCATCTTGATGTCCGTGATTATGTACTGCTCGCCGTGGATGGTCACCAGCGCGAAGCGGTCTCTTGTCGTGACGGTGTCAAGCGGCTCATCGACCTGCTTTGCCACGCCGTTTGAAAAATACTTGACCAAAAACGCCTGTACTTCCGCATGGTGTGCGCCGCTGCAAGAGATGGTCGTCAGCGGCTCGTCGACCGGCTGACCGTCCATGTGGTTTCGCATGGTCATGATGTACGCAGCACACAGCGCATAGCGCGGAGAGGTATCAACGGTCATAAGCGGTTCTGTCAACTCTTGCCCGCGCACTTCGTCTTTTCCAGTTTCGCTATGGTGCTGGATCAGCATCGGCGTGACCACGCCGTATCCGTTCTTTGCCGTAATAGTTCCGAGTGGCTCATCCGTACTCTGCCCTCTGAAGCCTTTGCCGGAATGGTTGACGGTCACGATGAACGGTTCGGGGTTGTCAATTACGAATTTCTGAATGCCTCGCGCGATCCTCCGCATTGTGTTTTCTGCCAGCGGCTTTTTGCGTTCGAAGATGCTTTGTGCGGGTATCGACCAGTCGATACACTCGGCGGCGGTGCGGTACGGCAGTTTAAGTCCTTGCTTGACTGCCTCGCTGTCCTTCGGCGCGTGAGTCGGCTCTGCCCAAACGATATGCTTACCGTCGCAACGGGCGATGAGGTAAAACCGCGTCCGCGTTGTTGGCGCGCCGTAATCGCAAGATTTCAGCACGCGGTATTCAAGGTCATACCCCAGCCCGCGCGAAATCTTCTGCGCCAGTTCGGAATCCTGCGCAATTCCCAGCGCATCGCACATCTCGGCAAACGCCGGATGCGTCTGCGGGATGCCGGTTGTCAGCGCCTTTACAAAGCCGTCGAAGGTTTCACCGGCGCGCGCCTTGATGGGCTTGCCGTCCGCGCCGAGCGGTCCCCATGTGCGAATCTCCGGCACATTTTCAAGCATAATCACAGCCGGGCGCACCAGCGCAGCCCATTTGACCGTTACCCAAGCAAGACCTCGGATGTGTTTGTCCACAGGCTTGCCGCCCTTTGCGCGGCTGAAATGCGTGCAGTCAGGGGAGAACCAGGCAAGCGCGACCGGGACACCTGCACAGGCTGCTACAGGGTCAACCTGACATACATCCTCACAGTAGTGCCGCGTCGCTGGGTGATTGGCGCGGTGCATGGCGATTGCATCCGGGTCATGGTTGATTGCAATATCCACGCTGCGCCCGATTGCCATTTCGATGCCGGTGCTTGCCCCTCCGCCTCCGGCAAAGTTGTCTACCACAAGACCGCTCATCTCTCCACCTCCTGCCGCAGCCATGCAAGCATACCTTCCCGGCACATTGCATCAGTGCAACTGTTGCCGTCGTATATACATGCATCGTCGCAGACTCCGAAGTAAAAGTTAATCAGCTCCTCATCCGACATCGCCCGCACCCGGTCTCCGTTTGTCTTCGGTCTCTCATCCTCGCCGACCTGCGCCGCCTCTGCCAGTTTCAGCGCATAAGCCGCGCCCTCGTAAAATTCCGCCTTGCGCGACTGCTCTTGTTTCAGCGCCGCGCGTGCCTTTTCAATCGGTGTCATTGTTCATTTCCCTCCCAGCGCATCCAGCACTCTGTTTCGTGCCGCGTTCTCGTCCTTCGGCGCATCAATTCGCATTTTCCCGGCTGCCTCACGCAGCAGCGCCTTGACCTCCGGCGGCATCAGGGCAGCGCGCTCATCCTGCTCCTGCAGAGCCTGCACCCGCTTGTAAAACTGCCCGCGGACGACCGAGTTAAAGGTGTCGCCGTCCATCATGGCGTAGTCATACAGTGCCCGCGGAGATCCTGCAAACCGCTGCAATACAGGCGGCAGTTTGTCAAATTCCTCCTGCGCGCCGTAAATGCCGTTACTGCAAGCGCGTGCAAACAGCGTCCACAGGTCGTCTATGCCGGGGGCGTCGGATGCCTCACGCACAAGCTGCTTTGCCCGGTTTTTGATTGCCGCAATCGACGGCGGATAGCCGTCATGCGTCGCAATGCAGTCTTTGAGTGCAAGGGCAATCACGCGCGGGTCGTCCGCCGAGAACATGTCTACCCACAGGGCAATCGCATTTTCCGCGTCCCGCGCCGTCATTTTTGAGTAGAATGCCGGGTATGCCGCCTTGACGATCGCAAGCGCCTTGATTACATCGTCTCGTGTCATGGCTTGCCTCCCATGCGCTCCATCTCCCGGCGAAGCACCGCCGAGAATGCGTCTCCGCCTCGATTGCCGTCCTGTTCGTCCCGCTTTTCCCATGTTCGGACGGCGGCACGCCAGTCTTTCATCGTGTTCTTGCCGACTTGCCACCCCTTAGAGGCGTAGAAGTCGCAGAAGCGCTCGGCGTCCACGGCGTTGCCCCTCTCCCGGCAGTATGCCGCGACCTCTGCTACTGTTGGGGGCGTGAAGCGCGTAGCGCTGACCTTTTTCGTGGGTTCGCGCAAATGGTCGGCGGAAGAGGGGGACACTACAGGGGGTAATATATAAGATTCCTTCTCATACTCTTTCTCTTTCTCATTCTCTTTCTCATTCTCCTTATCTTTCTCGTTGCGGTTTTTTCCTACTTCGTCACATCTTGACTGTATCTTGTCAGTATCTTCACCGTATCTTGACGGTATCTTATCATCATCCTGCGCTCTTTCTCTGCCTTTTGCACCGTCACTTTTTCGCTTTGCAGCGTCCAGCGTCGGCTTTATCAGATCGAAGATCGCACCGGCTGCATCGGACAGCTCAGGCAGATTGCCGTACAGCGCATAATCGGCTATCGCATCGTAGATTGCCGCCCTGTCCGCTGCCTTTTTCAGGCGGCGGATGGCGTCAAAATAGGAGCGGTAGAATGTAAACTGTTCCCGCATCACACACCTCAGAAGGGCAGGTCTTCTTCGTCCAGGTTTACTTCTTCCATCTTCGGCGCGCCGTATGCCTCCGGCTCATATGTACCGCTCGGCGCTTCTGCTGACTTGCTCTCGACAAAGCCGACCTCGTCCGCGAGAACCTCGACGGCAATGCGCTTGCTGCCGCTTTTGTCTGTGTACGACCGCGTCTGAATCGAGCCGCACACGAGAATCGGCTTGCCTTTCTTGAAGTACTGCCCGACGAACTCCGCCGTCTTTCTCCATGCAACGATGCTGATGAAGTCGGTCTTCTGCTCTGCGTCCTTTCCGGTGCGGCGATTGACCGCGACGGTAAACGACACCACCGAAAGACCGCTCTGCGTCTGCTTGACCTCCGGGTCTGCGGTCAGATTGCCGATTAGGATAACCTTGTTCAAACTTGCCATTGTTCATTCTCCTTTTGTGTATCGCGCATAGCGCGTTTTTTCATTGTAGCGGTTCACGCCCTCGATGCTCTCGACCTTGATTCTGTAGCCGCGTCGGCGCAGGTCGCTGATACGCGATGCCAGCCGCATAATGCCATACTCGCGCATCGCCTCGATGCTTGTGATACTGCCGTAATCGTTCAGGTGCCGGATGATTCTCTCACACTGTGTCATAGATAATTCCTCCCGAACAGCTTAATAAATTCCTCCCGCGTGTGTGACCGCTCAAATTTTCGTTGTGCGGCACGTTTGAGCATCAACGCGGTGCTTGTACACCGATGTGCCGAAAAGTCGCTCTCGGTGTGGCATTCCTGGCATAGCGGCACGACCAGTCCGTACTCCTCGGACAGATGCCGCCGCGCTCCCTCGAAAATATGATGTCTGTGGACAAAGCCGTCTCTGCGGCACAAAAAGCAGCGCCCGGTCATGCCGACCACCTGTCCAACAGCAGCGACAGCTCCTGCGGTGTCGCCGTCTCGATGTCCAGCGCCTTGCAATCCTGCACCGCAAGGTCAATCAGGCGCGACATCTGCGCCGTGTCGTAGGTGGACGAACCGTAGTACAGGATTACATTGACGCAGCCCTTGATTTTGCTTGGGAAGCGCTCCGTCACCCAGCCGAGACCGTTGCGCTCCCAACCGACGCACAACTTGTCCGCCGCATCCTCACGGACGCAGACAATTTCGCGGTTGCCGCCGATCTCTTTGATGTAGCTGCGGTAGACATCCGTCGTGCCGGGCAATCCCTGATGCTCTGCGATCTTGCCCGCCAGCACCCAAAAGTAGGCGTTGGCGTCCAAACTGCGGCGCTTACGCGCCTTGTCCACGGTCATGACATACTCCGCATCCGGGTCAAGGCTGTCGAAGAAGCTGCCCAGCCTTGACATCAGCCCGAATGCGTCCCGCTTTTTGAAACGAAATTCCTGCTTCATGCTTTGGCTTCCTGCGAATAGACATACACACGCTTGCCGGTCGTCAGGTTTCGGATTGCAATCCCGACAATGCGCTTGTTCTCGATTTTGATTTTCTCGACGTCAAAGCTGTCATAGCAAGCCTTTTTTCCGTTTTTGTCCTTGATGTTGCAGTCCGCCGCCTTGATCCAGATAAACGGCGATGTGTACAGCTCACGACCGATGCCCCAATTAAAGCAAGCGCGTTTGAAACTGTCGCTTGCCTCGCCCTTCTGCGCCTCGGTGTTGCTCTCCGTGCCGCAGTCTGATTTCCACACCCACACGGCGTCAAGCGGATTCCCGGTGCGGTTCTCATTGATGCCGACGCGGCAGAACAGATTGCCCTTGCAGTCGTAATGCTCACGCTGCCAGTTCTCCGCACCCACCGTCTCGTCAAGGATGTTCATGTCGCACCGCGCGTCCTTGTACAGCAGCAGCGAAACGCCCTTGTCGTTCACCGTTGCCACGCGCACGTCGATTTCATCCGCGCGCAGATCTCTGAATTTGCACATTTTTCATTCTCCTTCAAACTTACACAATCTTGATGTTCCGCTTCTCCACAAGCGCCGCGCCGGAGATGATTGCACCGGATGCCAGCGCCGCTTTCAGCGCGGTCTTGTCCGCCTCGCAGGTCGTCTTGACCTTGACATATTCGGCGGGCAGTTTTGATACATCGCACTCCACCGATGTGGATTTGCGAAAGGTGATTTTAACAGAGTCACTCTCGAACGGCTTGTCCAGCGCGGCGGTCAAATAACCGCGCAGCCACTCGGCGCGATTCTCAAACGCCTTTCGGCGCTTCGCAAGCTCCTGCTCCTTCGACTTCAGCGCGTCCGCACGCGCGTCCAGCTCTTCGATGTACAGCGCCGTGTTCTCTACTTTCTCGGAAAATTCTGCGGGCAGGCTTACCATCAGCGCCTCCGCCTTTGCCGCGTCAAATTCGCCCGTCTCCGGGTCGATGCAGTCTGCCGTAAAGCCGTTTTCCAGCAGCTCGTACAGATTTTCTTTGATGTCAAACAGATTCATGCCGACACATCCTTTCCGATGCATATTCGTCCGCGCGGTCGCATTCCTCCGTGAGCTTGTCAACCTCTTTCTGCGCGTTCATAACGTCCCACAGCTTGCGCTGGCATTGTACAATGTCATTCTTACACTCAACCTCATCCGCAAGCACGCTCCAGCACCGTTCAAGGTGCTTTTCAGC